GGGTATGGGTGGAATGCCTCCGGGTATGGGTGGAATGCCTCCGGGTATGGGTGGAATGCCTATGCGTGGCGCACCAATGATGCGAGGTATGCCTCCGGGTATGCCACAAGGTAACATGCCAATGCCCCCTCCACAACCCGGTGGTCAAGGTGTAGGAATACGCAACCGTGGTCCTGCCGCACCCGAAAGAAGAACCTCACCGGGTAGTGGCGCACCTGTAACTAGTGTACAACAAAGAGGACCACCACCATCCCTTGGACAACAGAATGTAAACACCATGCAAAATGCACGAAGATTTAGAGGGGCATAAGAAACGCTTTTAACATAGTAGTATGTGAGATAGGTAGGGAAGAAGATGGAATTAAAGAAGATGCACCCAATGGCAAGAAAACTTGAACAAGCCCAAAAGGGATTTTTAACTGCTCTTGAGAGTGACAATGCGGAAGTAGCAAAACAACACTTAACAGAAGTACAAAAGTTGGCAGACTTCCTTGCAGATGACCTAAATACAGTTATCGCAAAGTCCGAATCTGCTAAGGGTGTAAATGATATTTATGCAGGTGGAGTACCTGTATTGAAGTTTACAGAAGGAAGAGGTAGAGTAGGTTCCATCGAAGGAAAAAGACTTCCGGGTTCTATTACTACAGGAATTAGAAAATCTAATTTTACTCCTACCACTGGTACATTTGGCCGCTATACTAATTGAGGTCTTAAAATGACAGAAGATAACTCCGAGCGTTTAGTAAATGCTTTGATTACTAAAATGGAAGTTATGGATAATAGTATAGAATTACTAAAGCAAGAAAATCAGCGTTTGAAGAATTTGCTTAATAACCCTCAAACATTACTAAGAAAAATGGGTATGGTAAAAACTACTACTCCTTTTACAGAAGATGTACAAAATGACCCATTTAGAAATGACCTTAATGATAATAGTATTCTAAAAGGACAAAATTCATTTATTCCACAAACTAATGAAGAGTTCCACAATATGGATTGGGATGATATTCATGAGTTAGCAAATAAATCTAAAGAAAAGGAGATGATTCAATGAAGCCAAGATATGAAGAAATGAGTTACGAAACAACAGTTATGCTTGAAAAAGCAAAACAAATGAATGACAGACTAGATAATATTCAAGAAAAATTAGCAAAGGATAACACCCTACCACTTTCAGCAGGTACACCTAGAACTTCAAAAAGAGGTAAAATGGAATCTATAAGAAATCCTCGTGAGGGTATGCGTGAAACTGGTGAGATGCCTCTTCCGGGTACCGGTGACGATGCGGGTATGGCTCAAAAAGCAGAAAAAGATTGTCCTTCTTGTAAAGATGGTAAGTTAGACAAAGCGGGTATGTGTAAAGCAGGTTGTGTGCCGGGTCACAAAATGGCAAAGGCACAACCGGGATTTCCAGCAGAAAAAATTACTGATATAAACCCTCACTTTGTAGCAGAATCGGGCGGTCAAACAAAGTCCGGTTATTTTACTACTAATGGTAAAACTATTGAAACCGAAGATGCTAAACCAAAGAGAAAGAAAGCAGATTCTAAAGTGAACATGGAAAGATTATCATCAAGACAAAATCCCCACTCCGATACAGGAGTCGTTAGAGAAGAGAAGTTTGATTAAGGTGATATTGTGAAACCAATAGCGGTTAAAAAAGCAAATATCAACTCTAAACTTAGAGAAGCGGGAGAAGCGGGAATACCAATAGTATGTAGAAAATGTGGTGGCACAAATACTGCGGGTTGTAATTTACATCAAGGTATGGATATACACGCATGTCCTTTATTTGAACCGCTATCATAGGCGGTGAAAAAATGTTACAAGATTTCTACATTCGTAAAAACGATTTTGTTATTTCACTTTACGATGGTTTAGATTTATCTCGAACTGCCGCAGAATATATCATGTCGTGGGAGTCTTTAGAAAAAGCCCCTAAAGATTCATTTTCTTTAAATCTTAAAGATACTGCTGAATTAATAATTAAACAAAAACCTAAAAAATCTATTAATACGGGTTATCTACTAGCATCTAAACCTACTTTTGGTGAGCCAACAAACCATGTTTGGGTTGACGGTATGATTCGTAGAAAAGGTAGAGGTCATTCAATATTCCCTACTTATAGGGCAAATGCTAAGTCATCTTACACTGACTCTCACTTTCCATATCACGAAATGAATCACCCATTAAGACAAATAAATCACGCAACAGGTTTACCCAATATGATAGAAGTGCTTAGGTCGTTTGCGCTAGGTGGTGCAAGTACTCAAGAGATGGAGATGGAGAAAAAGTGGTACAAATCTATGACTGAAAAAAATAGCCCTTTAGTTACTGGTTTCAAACGAGGCTCAACTACCATTCCAATTCTTGGGGATATTAATACACCGGGAACTGTAGCACAACATCAACATCATTTATATCAAAGGGACTTTAAAAGATGGAAGAAGGAAAATGCTGATTTAGAAACAGAACTCCAAAGTAAAGGATTGAAAGGTAAGGAGTTAGAAAGTGAGTTACGCCATAGCCACTTTGATGATAAAGTCAAAGAGTGGACAAGTGAAGAAGGAGAGTTAGGATTAGATGGTTTTATGTATGGACTTGAATGGTTTACACCGGAAGAAAGAGATTCTGTTGAAGAACAGTTACATGAAGGTGTAGATAATAAGTCAACACTCACACTACCTAATGGAGAAAAAATACCTACTGCTAGACTAGCGGTAAATAATTTACTTAGAAGAACACCCGAAATGAATTTTATGCTTAGGTCAAATCAAAACTTTGGTCGTAATGCCCATTATCGAAATCAGTCTAATGAAGATGATTTCTCACAAGGTGAAAATAGATTTATCCGTAGTGCTTTAGGTGAGTCAGTTCATAATCAAAATGATTTGTTAGATTACCCTATTGCTGACTATATATTAAGTGAAATTAATGAAAAATACGCTGTTGATGATAAAGAACCATTACAAGTTTTACCATCACTTGGAACTCATAAAACAAAACCTAAAGATAAATATACTTATCAAGACCTACAAAGAGCATCAAAACATAAAAGACTCTCTATGGAAGACTTACTTTTCTTAGCAGGATTTGACCCTAATACTAAACAATTGATTGAGAATCATCCTATACATGATAAAATGGATGGACCGATAATTGATTTACCAACGCTAGAAAAAGCACAGGAATACGCACAACGCAACGGAACAGTTCAACAATTAGCAAAAGAAATGGTGAACGATTTAGCGTTTTTAAAATCACCACACGGTCCTCATCCCGATGAAGAAAAACAAGAGTTTTGGGAAACAGACCCCGATGGATACACATACGGTCCGGGTAAATTTTACTCTTCATTATACAATAATATACCCGGAATGAATATATCACCTGCTACATGGATTGACTTTTTGCACTCTATGTCGCATAACAAAGATGACTCTATTATGTTCCAAACAGACCCTACTAATAACCAATTTTGGATGCCAAACCAAGAAAACACTATTCTAGGAATGCACTTTAGTCCACTCTTTTCACAAGAAATAGGTAAATTTAGTGATTTCAAATTTAATTACACTCCCGAACAAATGCCAATTCAAAACATATTTTCACCATTTGGAACAAGTAAAAGAAGTGCTATAAGTGAAAAAAATAACTATACTGAACATAAATCAGCAATCAATCCTATGTATGAATATGCGATGAGGACAGCATCTCCTGCATTTAAACGACAATTAGATTCATTCAATCAACACTTATCACCACACACATCAACCAATCCTACATTTGCTCAAAGACCGGAATCTATGTACGGTAGTACTCCTAGCGATAGTAGATTACATGAAAGAGCAGTTAAAGCGCAATTACATAATACATTTTTGAATAGAGTAGGTCATCCATTCACACCACCAAAAAAAGCCATAGGGCAACTTAAAGATTTTTTAACAGGAGATTTAACACTATCAGCAGGTCTTGACCTCCAAGAATTCAAAGATTATGTAGGATGGGATTCAAAATCTAACACTTATAGTAATGTTAAAGATGTCATAGAAGAAGGTGATTTCCCAATAGTTAGATTAGTAAATTCTGTTAGTAAAATACTCAACACAACAGATGGTAGAAAGATTAACGACTTCATAGAAAGTTTATCTGTTGATAAAAACAATGAAAACTATAAACAATTACATGATTATTATAGAGATAACTTTGACTTTAATGTTAATGATAAAGTAAATTTAAATGCGGCTAATTCAGCATTACAAAGCATAACATCTAAATTCCATCAAAGAAAATTAGATAATAAGAAAAGTAGAAGTTATAAACCTAAAACAAATTCTAGTGAAGTTATACAATCTATTCTAAGATTTGGTGGTAGTTCTATTTCTACTGAAAAAGAAAATAGGATTAGAGAAACCATTGACTCAATAAATGAAATGATGATGAATCCCGATTTGTCACAAGAACAAGTAATGGGTTTAAGAGAAGATTTACAAGATGCCGTAACTCAATTAAATCAAGTTCAACAATCAGTAAAACAAAAAGACAAACCTAGTTCTCATTGGAAAATTAACGCTAAACAATATTTAGATATGTTACAATCTCATCATGACACAATAGTAGATTATGCTAAAAATGTTGTAATGCCGTTAGTTCTTGAACAACAACCCGATGCTTTTGACCCTAGTAACCCTGTGCAGTTTATACACAATGTACAAAAGTTATTGGCTGATACACAAAGACACATTTTAGCAACTGATAATCACGACTTGTCACCTGTAACCTATGGAATAGACTATAATGTAGTTAGTCAAAAACCTAAAAAAGTAAACGAGCATAAATCTATTGCTAATCATTTGCTAAATAATGGTGCAGAAATAGATGGTAATATGTCTGTTGATGAAGTAATTAATAAGTTAAATTTAGAAAAAACTCCATCTATGAAAGAACATGTTGCTAATATAATTAATGAATCTTCTATGAGGCAACAACCTTTATTCGTTTCTACAGTAGGAAATTTACTTACAAGTGGTGCTTTATCAAAAATAGGAAATACCGATATATCTCATTTACATACTTCTAATGATGAAATTATGGGTACTGAATATGATGAGTTAAACAGTAATGATAAATTTCATCATGATTTACATAATTCAAATTTACATAACGCAATAGGTATTGCACAAAAAAGAGCAAGAAAAGAAAATGAAAATTGGAAAGCAAATCCAATACATTCTTTATCTCAATCGTTAAACCATGTTCTCAGCACACAACATTTTGGTCAATCAATGCAAAATAGCGGATTAGAGTTTTTCCACGCTAGAGATTTTGATGCTCATGGTGCAAAAGATATGGGTAAAGGAGTTAAGAAAATTACCGCTACTACTAGAAACAATTTAGATTCTTTAGTTGTATTAGATGAAAGAAAGTTGATGGATGATAGAGGTAATATATTAGAAAGCGCATTTGAAGCACCTACAACTGAAACAGTTGCTAGAGCAGGTTTGGGTACACATTCTAAGATAGGTAGAGTAAATCCTACTAATGCTTCTATTTACAACATATTCGGTGTAGGGGATATTCATGAAGGGTTTGTAGCAGAACCATCTTTTGGTATTGAAACTAATATAGAAGGTGAACCAATAGTTGGGGAATATACTCAACCCGGTTTTTATCCAAGAGTGAGTGAAGAAGCGTTGAATACATTGTTTGGAGAGGAAACCATTCAACAAGTACTACCAAATTTACCACCACCACAAAATACTCTTTCAGCACATCAAGGAGTAAATATGGATACATATTTATCTCCATCGGATGACCCTTCAACTATCGCTATGAGTGAAGTTTCTACATATATTTCATCTCTATTAAATCCCGATGTATTGTTAGCAAAGAGTGATGATGTAAAATGGTCACCACCAATAAGACCTATGCATCGTATTTTTGAATTAAGTGATTTACATCATCTAAGAGGTTTTAGCGGCTCTTGGGTTGTAAGTAAATGGTATGATGGAAAAAGAATTATCATAGTAAGTGAAGATGAAGTTATTACTACATACGATGAAAATGGTAAAAAGGTAGGATTAAAAAAGAGTTTTAAAGAAAATTTATCTAAACTAAATAAGAGAGATTATGTTATAGATGGTATATTAGGTGAAGAAGAATTAAACATAATAGATATTCTAAACTATGATGCTAACAATGTAAGCGATATGACCATGTTTGAAAGAATGAAATTATTAAGAAGTCAATTTGATAGTCATGAAAACATAATTATTCCCGGCCCACATGATACTAAAATGACAGATGAAGAAGGTTTAGAAGATACAGTTTCTAAATTACAAGAAGAACATGAAATAATTTTACTAAGAGATGGTAAATCAACATACATGAAAGGTGAAAGACGACATCCAAAATGGATGCTACTTAGGAACACTAAAGATTACAACTTCATGGTATTAGATGTTAAAGGTAAGAATTCACATACTTATAGGCTAGGCGCAGGACCGATATTAGATGGGTCAAAACTCGGTAATAGAGCAGTAAAAGTAGATGGACAAGAGTATATGGACATAGGAACAATACATAATCAAACGGAATCATACAAAGTAGGGGATGTAGTTAGAGTATCTATTACAGGGGTAACTAAGAAAACTCGTGGTGGTAGAGATGTCTTCAATGTACAAATGAAACAAATAACCGGTAAAGGTGATGGTGAGGGTGCGGCTAGTGCAGAATCTTTAGACATACTTACTAAATCTTTGAGTCCTATTTTAGTTCCACACGATATAGAATATGATAATAATAAATTAAAAGTTATATTAAAGGATGTAGATACTGTAGAATATAATGTTGTAGAATACGGTAACCTATGGTATTTGGAAAGTCCTTCTACTGCATTGAGTGGTATGTTAAAGTCAAACTATCCTATTACATTAGCAGAAAGTATGTATCCTTATTGGGGTGCCGTAGCACCTCTTATGTTTGATGGTCATTTAGTTAAAAGAGATATATTAGATGAAAAACCACCAAGTCGTAAAAGACAAGAAAAACAATCAGCAGGTGTTTTAGAGGCTGATGATGAAAATAGATTACTTAAACCTACTACTAAAAAAGCATTAGAAATTATATCTCGTGCTTTAGATACACTTTCTAAAGAAAAAATGACATGGACAGGACCAAAAGGGCTTGGTATAGATATGGCTACACCTATAGAATCACCAAGTGGTCCGACTCGTTTGGCTAACGAAGAAACTATGCCGGATTATGATGGTAGGAAGCGTAGTGATGAAAAAGAAATTGAGCCTAAAAGTAATCACAAAGAAAAGAAACCCATAAAACACATAGATGTTAAACAAAATACTTCGCAGTTGTCCGATTTTAATAAAGTAGACTGATTTCTTTAAAACATAAAGTATCAGTTTACTCTATATAGGATGACAGTGACTTGTGTAAAATGATGCTAACCTTACAGCGACCATCCACAGGGCTATCTGTCCTAAAGAGTGGTAGTGATTTAGTTGTAGCAGGATACGCATCTGTAGAACTTGTTGATAAGCAAGGAGATTTAATTACTCGTGGTGCATTAAAGAATGCATTTGATGGGTTTATGAAGAGTGACAAGTACCGAAATGTACAATTGGCTCACTCTAATATACAAGTTGGAGAAGTTATAGACAGTTATGTTGACTCCAACGGGAGAATGTGGAAGTCCGAAGTAGACGACACAGGAATGTTTGTAGTATGTAAACTACGAAACGACATAGAAAAGGCTCGTGAAGTAGCCGCAGAAATACGCAAGGGTAACTTGCAAGGATTTTCCATTGGTGGACAGGCTTTCAAGCGTGTTAGAAAGGCTGATGGAGAACATGGAGAATACCAAGAAATAAGTAAAATGGAACTCCACGAAATAACAATTTGCGAAAAAGGTATTAACCCGGAAGCGCAATTTAGAATTTTAAAAGAAGATGTGAGTAAAATGACAGATATAGACAATGACCTAAATGCAGTAATGAACAGGCTAGAAGCAAGACTTGACGCTATGGAGAAAGGTGAAATTCCACCTCAACTCCGAGAGCATCTCAAGGGTAAGAAAGATGATTCCGACGACAAAGAAGAAAAGAAGGATGATAAGATGAAGGCCGAAGATGAAAAGAAAGAAATGAAGGATAAGAAAGAAGACAAAGATGACAAAATGTACAAAGGAAACGAGTACAGTGATGTCATTAGTGCCGAGTACCTAAATTGGATGGAAGACACTCTTAAATCCGCAGGTGTAAATACCGCAGATGCAAGAGCGCACTTTGATGCTCTTGAGAAAGCACAACTTGGTGGATTCGACAACCCGGATACAGTAGACGGTGCAGATTACTTCGCCGGACAAGTTAGAGGCCGAGGACAAACCGCAGGTAGCCCATCAACTGGTGCTATCAGCGCAGTAAGTACAAGTGGTGGAAAGCAACCGGCAGGGGCTATGGGTCCTGCTGACCTTTCAAAATCCTACATTAATCCTAATGAAGTTTCTTCAAGTGATATTGAAGCGGCTTATGAAGTTTACAAAGCGGCGGCTATGGAACAACAATTCCGTGGTGACCTAGAAGGACACTTTGCTTCAAGATTTGCTAATGAGCAAGCAGTTGCAAAGTCCGAAGCAGAAAAAGCACAATTTGATGCTCGTGAACCAATTAGTGAAGTTATGAAGGCTCTTGAGGGACTATCCGAAAGAATTGATAACCTAACCACAGAAGGAACAACAATTGCAAAATCTGCAAGTTCTAACAATGTAACAATCCCGTCTACCCAAGACCTAAACAACATGTCTTGGGATGAGGTACATACACTAGCAAACAGTGTATACAGGAGTGCTTGAGGATAATAAATTAAAAAAAGGAGATGAATAATATGGCAAGAGATTACATAAGAAACATAACAGATATGGAAAGATACTTTTACGGTGCAGGAAACGCTATGGGCTACTCCTACTCCGGTAGTGAGTTATTGAAAGCAGATGCACCAATGCTAAGTAGTACAGCAGGTACTTACCAAGCAATTTACGGTAGAAAAGTTTGGTCACAATTGAACCAAGAATTCAACGCATTTTCAATACTACCTAAGAGGCCGTGGGAAAGAAGCGGTTGGAGAGTTATTACTGACAGACCATCATTCGAGAAAGGTGGCGGTGTAGCAGAAAACGCAACTCTACCGGACACAACTAAACCACAGTTCCAACATATTGCGGCAAAACCAAAGACAGTTGTTCACACATTCGACATGAGTGAAACTGCTATGTTCTTGGCTGACAAAGATGACGGACTAGGCGACATTCGCTCAGTACTAAAGGAAGAAATGGGTAAGCACCACGCAGAACACATCAACAAGATGTTGACAGAAGACGCTGAAACAGTTGCAGGTAATGATTTCGAGTCACTTGACAGAATCACTGGTAACGATGGTGGCGCAAGCGGTGGACTAACATCTATGGAAACCGGTGCATCAGCAGGTACAGACCACTGTGGCGCAACTGACCTTGACATTTACAGTATTAGCCGAAATGCTAACGCTTGGTCAAATGCAGAAGTAAACTGTGGCGCAGACCGAGCCGCAGGTAGCCGTAGAACTCTTTCACTAGACCATTTGGACACCCTATTCCAACAGATTTGGGTTCGTGGTGGAAATCCAAAGGTTATCCTAACTGGATATGATACTCTAATGAGATTACAACAACTACTACAAAGCCAACAAAGGTTCATGGAAGAGAAGAGAGTTACACCAACTTACAACGGTGTTAAGGGTGTACCGGGTATTGAAGCCGGTTTCATCGTAGCAACCTACAACGGTGTACCTATTATCCCATCTAAGGATATACAAAAAGACGGACTATCCCGTATGTACTTCCTAGATACTGATTACTTATACTTCTCAACTGCTATACCAACTCAGTACTTTGAATCCGGTATCGAAACCGGTGACCCATTCGCTATTAACCGTCTAGGACAAGAGGGTATGTACCGTTCAATGGGAGAAGTTTGGACTACTTTCTTTGGAGGCCACGGCTCTATTCGTGACTTACAGTGAGGATTAATGGAGAAAAAAAATATTAAGGAGATGATTAAATATGGCATTAACAGATACAAAAAAAGGACTAACAGTAACAGCAGATGATGGGGCAATAGATAATGTAGAAATTCTACTTGACTTAGACATGAGAACTGGCTCTCTAGTTGACGAAACTCGATGGCTTGACGGTGCCGCAGGTGCCGAAGGTGCATACCCCGGTAGTATAACCGGTTTCACCGCTACCAATGATGACACTATCAACAACGCCGGTGGCTCAATGAGAATGGTCACAGTAAGAGTTCAAGCAAAGGCCGCTACAGGAGGATATATTGCTTTCTCAACTGACACAACTTCAACAGATGGTCAAGACGGAACACCTGTGAGCAAAATTATTGCAATACTAGGTAGAAATGATAGAGTAGCACATACAATTGTAGGAACAATTAGCAGTTCAAACGCACTAAAGATTGACCTAACACCATCTAACGCCGCCGCAGACAGTGACCTAACAGTACTACTAATGTGAGGTGGGCTAATTGCCTACAGTAACCTATAAAGGGGTTTATTACGAATCTCGAATGGTCGGCTCTAAAGGACTTTGGATAAGGGGTAAACCTACCAAAGTTTCTCAAGAGTGGCTTAACAAGTGGCGACACACATTAGATACTAGAACCTTCCTTATTGAAGGCGATGAAGGAGAAACTGTTGACTTGAAAGATGACGGTATACCGGATGTAGCATGGTCAAGAAAAGATATTCTAAAATGGCTTAAAGATAACGGAGTCAAAACAGGCGCAGGTTATCTAACTAAAACGGCGGCTTTGGCTTTAGTGGAATCGCATTTGAATCCACCTGTAGTTGAGGAAGTTTTAAGTGAAGCAGAAGATACCACAGAAACAGGAAGTGACGAATAATGGCATTTGAAAGTACAATAGACACAAGACCGCATTATATTGGCGACCTTTTTATGGTGACAGGTACATTTACTAATGGTGGAGGCGACGCAGGTGGAACTATTGATTTATCTACTTTGCTTGCAACTATAGTAGGAGCAGGTGCTAATGCCGGTAGTGGAACTGCCGGTACAGGAGCAGGTGTTGATGGAGTATTTTCACTTATTAATGGTAGTTCTTTAGTTATACAATGTGTAGCAGGGCAAGATGGTACATGGTTTGCATTTGGTCGTCGTTCTTGAGGTGATATATATGGGAACTACAGAAACAGACATTAGAGTTACTACACTAGGAAACCTAACATTATTGACTGGTACTTTTAGAAATGGTGGTACAACCGTCAAATATGATGATTTTTTAAGTGAAGTAATGATGGCCGGTGGAAACATAACAAGCGGTACATGGACAGGGTTATTAGTTAACGATGGTAGTGGAGTGGCCGCAGGTCAAA